TGAAAGAAAAGCTTACCGAAAGAAATGAGATAGCTAGAAAGACACAAGATGAAATTACTAAAGTAAAAGAAAATTGCGAAGAGCTAAAGCTTAATGTATCTCTTGATTATGACTATTTAACAGAAGAAGTTATAAAGAGAATTAATGAAAAGCAGAAAATGAATACAAAAGCTTTTATTAATGTTTAGGAGGAAAAGTAAATGAATTTTGGTAAAGCGATAGAAAGTTTAAAAGATGGTAAAAAGGTAAAAAGAAGAGGTTGGAATGGTAAAAATCAATATATAGAATTAGCAACTTCAATAAGTTATGTTAATGCATCTGGAATAGGAGTAAATTGTGATCATGAAGCAATAGGCAATAAAGCAATAGCCTTTATAGGAACATCAGGAGTTCAAATGGGGTGGTTAGCAAGCCAAGCTGATATGTTAGCAGAAGATTGGGAGGTAGTTGAACAATGAGCGAAAAAGAATTTTTAGAATGGTGTAAACAAGAGGTATGTAATTATACTAATAAACATTTAGATAAGACAGATAAAAAAGAAATAACAACAGATGATGTATTTATGGTATGGAGCTGCAAGACACTTCAGAACAATAAAGCGTTACTAAGTACAACTTTATTTGATGGAATGTACTATGAATGTACTTATAATGGAGATAAGCAAGAAATGTATATAGATGCTTATAAGAAATGGGAAAACTTTAAGGTTGTTAAATAGGGAAAACTATTATGAGTAAAATAAAGTTATTTTTTGATCGGTTAAGATGTAATCATGATTATGAGTATAAATACCAACACATGATAAACGGTGGAATGAGTAAGGTATTCATTTATAGGTGCACAAAATGTGGCAAGACAAAAATAGAAACATTGTAAATTAAGTCTTAGGAAACTAAGGCTTTTTATTATGCCCAAAACATGCTTAAGGCTTTAAACTGTGCGTGGCAATAACAGCCGACAGGCTATAAATGGAGGTATTTTATGTTTATAACAAATTGTAATTTAAGAAAACGCCTAGGAATGGGTAGATTACTCCAAGCAGATGGAGGAGACGGCACAGGAGGTGCTGGTGGTAGTGAAGGTAATCCAGAAGGTGGTGAAGGTTCTGGGGAAGGTGAAGGAGATAAAGGTGGAGAGCCTAAGACTTTCACACAAGAGGAATTAGATGCCATAGTAAAAGATAGGATTGCTAGGGCAAAAAAAGGTCAACCAAGCAAAGAAGAGTTAAAAGCTTTTAATGATTGGAAAGAAAGTCAAAAGACAGATGAAGAAAAGAGGAATGAAGCTTTAACTAATGCTGAACAAGCTAAGATTGCAGCAGAAGAAAGAGCTTTATTAGCAGAAACAAAAGTAACTTGCTTATCTAAAGGAGTTATAGCAACTTCTGTAGATGATGTAGTTATACTTGCTAAGGCTATGGTTACAGAAGAAGTAACTATAGAACAGGCTATTGATAAGGTACTAGAAAAGTACCCAAGCTTTAAGGGAGAACAGCAACAACAAGAGCCACAAGGCTTTAAAATTGGTGCTAATAGTCAAAAACAAAAAGAGAATCCAAATGATGCTTTAGCAAGAGCATTTGGTAATAAATAATTTTTAAGGAGATGATTTTAAATGGCAGTATATAATTACGTTGATAAATTTGAAAGGGAACTACAACAAAAATATGCAAGGGAACAAACCTCAAATGATTTAGAAAATTCTAATCCACAAGTTAAGTTCATCAATGCACAAACTATTAAATTACCTAGTATTACAGTTAGTGGGTATAAAGACCATAATAGAGGTAGTATGGGCTTTAATACCGGAACAATAACAAATGAGTGGGAGCCAAAGAAATTAGCTCATGATAGAGATATAGAATTTGCATTAGATCCAATGGATATAGACGAAACTAATTTAACCTTAGAAGTAGCTAATGTACAAAATGTATTTGAAACAGAACAAGCTATTCCGGAAAGAGATTCTTACAGATACTCTAAGTTATATGCAGAAGCTAAGACATATACTTCAAATGGTGCTGTAGTAGATACTACTACAACATTAACTACAGCTAATATTTTAGATTGGTTTGATACTCAAATGGAGAACATGGATGATGCAGGAGTACCATCAGAAGGAAGAATACTTTATGTTATTCCATCAATTCATAAAATGCTTAAGCAAGCAGAAGGATTAACAAGAAATATTGATGCTAACAGCAATAATGGAAACATTGATAGAAGAGTTTATTCTTTAGATGATGTAAAAATAAAGAAAGTACCATCTAGTAGAATGAAAACTAAGTATAACTTTACTAATGGATGTGTTGCTGCTGAAGATGCAAAACAAATATACATGATTCTTATTCATCCTTCTTGCCAAGTTACTAGATGTAAGTATGCTTATATGAACCTATTTACTCCTGGTACTGATTCAAGAACAGCAGATAAGTATGTATATCAAACTAGAGAATATGGTGATACATTCTTAATTAAGAATAAAGCTTGTGGTATTGCTATTAATGCAGAAGCAGAAGCATAGGAGGGATAATATGAAAGCAACAAAGGGAAATAAGGTTTATACAATAGATGAAACTCAAAAAGCTATGTATCAAGCGCAAGGTTATGACATAGTAGGAGATGATGGAAAGATAGTTCAGTATGGTGCTGGTAAAACAGTACCATATGAAGAGTATAAAGCTTTAGAAGAAAAAGCAGTTAAACTTGAAAAGGAAAATAAGAAGTTAAAAGATGAAATTAAGGAGTTAAAGAAGGGTGCTTAATAGAAGTAGCCTTCTTTTAGTTTAAGGATGTGATTAAATGTCCTATGTAGACAAGACATATTATAATAATTCCTTTGGAGGGGTAATCCTTCCAGAGGAGCACATAAAAAATAAGCTGGAAAGAGCAAGTGATCAGATAGACACACTCACTTATAACAGGATAGTAGGAATTGGTTTTGATAACCTTACAGAGTTCCAAAAGGATAAGGTACAAAAGGCAGTATGTATCCACGCTGAATTTATAGAGCAGTATGGAGAATACATTAATATGCCTTTAAGTGGCTTTAGTGCTGGTAGTGTTAGTGTAAGTTTCAATGCTGAGAAGGTGAATGGAATAACCACTACACAAGAAGTATTAAATTATCTCAAGCAAACTGGATTAACTTGTAGGAGGTTATAGTTATGGGATTAAAATTACCATTCCCTACATGGTTAACCAATACACCTATAGAAGTGTGGTTTGAAGGAACTAATACAGATGGAGATTATGAAGAGAAGAAACTCTTTGAAGGTAAATGTATCTATACAGATAAATCAAGGCAAGTGCTTAATGCTGAAAGGCAATTAATTACTCTTAGTGGTAAAGCTGTCATAGAAGGATATATTTATAATGGACCATTTGAAGGTTATGTAATAGTAAATAAAATAAAGAAAAAGATTTACTCTATAGAAAGACCTTTAAATCCAGATGGAACAGTATTTAGTACGGAGCTTAACTTACAGTAATGGGAATTAGAGTATCTGTAAAGATAGATAACACTAAGATAAATAAGTTAATTGAAGCACATAAAAAAGCATTAGAAATGACAGCAGATGCAGTATTATCTGATATAAGAATTAGTCAAGTTGTTCCTAAGGATACAGGAACATTAGAGGGTGATGGTTCTTTTGTAGATAAGTCCGAATTAATGAACTCTATAGCAAGAATTGTCTTTGATACTCCATATGCACGTAGACTTTACTGGCATCCAGAGTATAACTTTAGACATGATAAGAACCCTAATGCTAAAGGTAAGTGGATGGATGATTACTTGTATGGAGAAAAGAAAGAGTTTATTAAAGATACTTACTCTAAAAACTTTAGGATGCTTGGTAAGGGGCTGATACATTAATGTTATTAAGTGAGATAAGAGAATATTTAAAAACTAAAGTAGAAAGCCCTCAATGGTACTTAAATAAAGTAGGAGATAAGGAACAGAGTATAACAATTTATAATACTACTGGTCCTGTTCCTGTTATAGCTATAGGTGGTTTAGAAAATACAAGCTATACTACTAAGACTATTTCTATATTAGTACATTGGGGAAAAGATAGTAATAAAGCAGAGTTAAAAGCACAAGAAGTATATAGTGCCTTATTCGGTCAAGATGGAATTATAGGCGAGAAGAGAGTTATTCAATTTAAGATGAAAACAGATTCTCCTATTTATGTAGGTACTGACAGTGAAGGCATTATTGAATATGTAATAGAAACAATAATTTATTATGAAAGGTAGGTAATAGAATATGGCTTTTAGTGGAGTATTTCCAGTTTATAATCTTAAATTCAAGATTGGAACTAAAGGAAAAGCAAGTACAGAAGAAGATATGGCTGGTATTTCAGATATTGAAAAATTCTCTATTTCT